GATTACAGTATTTGGCATTGCAGCGGACGGCCAGAAGAACGGAACGCCAATAGCTGGAGCACCTTCTCCCAAACCAAGGTATGTGAGAAGACCAGCTACATCCTTTCCACTCAAATTGGTAAGCGTATTGTCCAGCGGTTGTTTACCTGCCAGCGCATTAAGCATTGTCGTGGCAAAGTTCGGATCATTCCCCAGTGCCGCCGCCAGTTCGTTCAGTGTATCCAGTGCAGCAGGTGCAGAACCCACCATTCCTGCAATCGCCGATTTCACAAAAGCCGTAGTGGCAATCTGTGTATTGTTGACCGACTGCGCCGCCGTGGGGGCTGTTGGCGTTCCGGTGAGTGCCGGACTCGACAACGGTGCTTTTAGTGCCAGCGCATTGTTAATGGTGGTACTGAAATTCGGATCATTGTTAATGGCTGCGGCTATTTCTTTCAGCGTGTCCAGCGTGGCTGGCGCACCATTAATAAGGGCCGTCAGTGCCGCCTGTACAAACGCAGTGGTCGCAACCTGCGTGGTATTATTTCCCGCCGCTGGCGTTGGCGCTTTGGGGGTTCCGGTAAATGTCGGGCTGGCTTTTGGCGCGTACTGTGAATGCGGGTCCGGTGCGGCAAGATGTTTTGCCATCTGATCATCCGCGTACACCTTCAGCTCCAGTGCCTTGTCATCCACATACTTGCGGGTTGCCAGCACTACAGCAGGGTCGATTTTCAGGGTGATATTGTCCGTGCTGCTGGTAATCAGCACCATGCGCAAGGTCTGAGTGCGCCCGCTACCTTCAGCCAGTTGCGGCTTATAGCTTTCCGGGCAGTTGCCCACGGCAATCAACGCCCCGGACTCATCAAACAAGCCCACTTCACGTATCCACCAACCGCCCTCGTTTTCAGGGATCACCTGTTCGGCAATAATCTGGCTGCTGTTCTGCGGGTCGATATAAAGCATATTCAGCGCAGCCCGGCGTTTCTCATTTACCAGTGCCGTCTGCTTTGCGTCCGGCGTTGGCAATACTCCACCGCCATCGCCCACCGCCATATGGGTAATTTTTAGCGGCACACCGAGCGCGGCGGCGCTGGCAAGTTTCGCCGCGCCAATATCCGTCAGCAGGGTATAAAATTTTGTGCTCATGGATTCACTCTCATTGTGTCAATAACATGGACCGCCCCGCCTTCATGCGCGGTGCCACCGGAAATAATCGTTTCGTTGATATACGGATAGATCGTGATTTCTTCGCCAAGATAGCTGGCGGCTCCCACCCAATGCGGGCCGCTGGTCTGCAGATTGATGGACATGCCGATCATGTGGCGGCTACATGGTTTGGCATCGCTTATCAGTCGCTCAAGTTCCAGATAGGTATCTTCAGTGATGCCCTGGTCCTGCACGCCGATATCCAGGCGAAACGTGCCCGGTGTTTCTCCGGTCTGCCACCACTCAATAATGCGGATCAGGAATCCGAACGGCTCCACCACCCGCCGCACGGCACTGGTGGTCCCTTTATGCTGATGAATATAAAAAGCATCCTTCACCACCTGGCGCTTGACGCTTTCTGTCCAGCCCTCGTCCCAGCGATCCACAGAGAACGCCCAGGCGAGATAAGGCAGGAAACTGACCGGACAGGTTGCCGGATTCCACAAGTCACGAAGCGGCACCTGCAGATCAGAAATCCCGCTGCAGGTTTGCGCCAGTCGGCGCTCCAGTGGTGTTGAACCCGGTGGCAGCAGACTATTCATCCGTTCCTCCGTTGGTTACGCTCCACTGCGTACATGATGCCGCCTGTGTTTTGTTCAGGACCACATCCGCCAGAGGAGAAGCCAGCTCCACACGCTGCACCCCCTCAACATGCAGGGCGGCAAAGATGGCGCTACGGCGAATATCCCGACCAAGACGCGTCTGACTGGCGATGTACTTCTGCAGGCTGGCTTTTGCCGCTGCCATTACCGGCTCTGCTTCCGGTCCAGGATAGAGAAAAATGGTGGCTTCCACGCGATACGGGATGATTTCTGCGCTGCGAACCGTAAGACGGTCAGCCACCGGGCGGACGTTCTCACTGTTCAGAGCTTTTTCCACCACGTCCAGCAGGTCTTTTTCTGCAGTTCCATCGCCTTCGCGGCTAAGGACAGTCAGCACCACCTCTGCAGGTGCCGGGCTGGTTGCACTGGCATCCGCCACCCGACCGTCGGCGCTTCGGGCATGAAATTCATAAGCTGCAGTTGGCCCCGCAACAGAAAGCCCTTCAAAGGCTGCAGGCACACGCAGGCGCAACGCTTCATCGCTTTCCATCACAGCTGCAACGGGCGGCACAGCATCATTATCAGCAGGCGTCACCGTCAGGCGTGTCACGTTGTAGTTGGCAGCGAGCTGGTCAAGATCGCCGCCCATCGCGTAAGCCACCATCACCGCCTGCGCGGCTTCGTTAATGCGCTGGCGCAGAAGCAACTCACGGTAAGCGTTCTCCTGCAACAATTTAGTGGCGGGTTCAGATTCCAGTTCCAGCGTGCGGATCACTGCTTCCTGCTCATCTTTCGGATGAAGCGCCACAAATTCTGCCTTGCGTTCGGCAAGCAGCGTCTCAAAGTCCGGCACATCCACAATCTGCGGTGCAGGCAACTGCGAAAGGTCAATCACTGCCATTCTCTGCTCCTGTTGATACGGAAAGGGACACAGGCACACCGTTATTCCGCCGCCCGGTCAGCTCCACCACCATTGAACCGTCAAAATTGCTGTTGATGGTGATGGAATCCAGCGTCAACCGTGGCTCCCAGCGACTCAGCGCCACATACACTGCCGACATGACCTGCAGGCGTAATGCCGGATTTTGTGGCTGATCTATCAGTGCCGACAGCAGGGAACCATATTCCCGGCGGGCAATACGGCTACCCTGCGGTGTCAGCAGAATGTCCCGCACCGACTGGCGCAGATGATCAATATCAGTAATGACTTTGCCGCTGGTATTGTTCATCCCGCTATAAAGCGTCATACCGGGCCTCCGGTTGTATCGCCGCCTTTCAGGACGCCAGTATGCTGATGCGCATCAACCACGATCCCGTTAGAACTCATCGCTCCGCCGCCCTGGGTAACGCCACCATTGATCACCACTTCGCTGTTAATGCGCGTGCGGTCAGCCTCCAGTACAAACTCACTGGTTTTCATGGTGATGTTGTCAGCAGCCTCAATGACCATTGATTTGATGCCCCTGACATACCAGCGCCCGGTGGCGGGTTCGTATTCAAACCAGCCACCGTCAGGATGTTCTGTCACGCAGGCGTCCGCCGACGTCGACGGTGGTGCGAACTGATTCGAATAGATGGCGGGCAGCGCAAACGCGGTTTCCAGATTGCCGCCCATGCTCAGCACCACCACCTGCTCATCTGGCGACGGGCACCACCATGTACGGGCACCACCGGCGCGTAGCGTCAGCCAGTTAATCCAGTTGGTTTCAAGCTCGCCTACCTTCACCCGGCACAGCCATTTGTTCCGGTCCACTTCGGTCACAATGCCGGTGCGGATCAGATTGGTGATAAGGCGCATAATTTCTGTGAGTTGTGCGTTCATGGTTGCAGTTTGCATGAAATCAAAAGAAAATAGTGATTTTCAAATTGTATGAAGGGTCTTACAATCCAATGAATTACAATGAAGAGCTAACCTCATATCTTAATTATTTAGTGGATCTTGAAAAATCCCCTAATTTCGCAGTAATGATTGACGGCGAATGGGGAAGCGGGAAAACATGGTTTGTCCGTAAATTAATGAATGAAGAATCACTAAAAGGGAAAGTTAAGCCATTAATGATCTCATTATATGGAATAAAATCCACCGAACAAATTGACGAAATAATTTTCAAGCAAATGCATCCCTTCCTTTCATCTAAAGGCATGTTGCTTGCTGGCACACTAACTAAGGCACTAATTAAAGGCACACTTAAGATTGATTTAAGTGATTCATTCGTTACAAGTGTAGAGGGCTCCCCAGAACTACCCAACGTAAGCATTAAAGACTTTTACTACTCACCAGAAAACACCATATTGATATTTGATGATCTTGAACGCTGCGAATTAGATTGGAATTCTATATTTGGTTATATAAATAATTTCGTTGAAGAAAAAGAATGCAAGGTTTTGATTATCGCCAATGAGAGAGAAATATTAAACCCCGCTAGAAATAAAAATCATGATGGTATTTATTTAGATGCAAAAGAAAAAGTTATAGGTATAACTTTCAAATATCAACCTCAACATTCTCACGCCTACGAATATTTTCTAAAAAATATAACTAGCGAACTCAACACCATTCTGAACATAAAAAATATTGAGAGCTTACTCACTCTTTCAGAGTGTAATAACATTAGATTAATTGAAAGGCAAATTTCTTTTTTTGAAAGAATATTCAAAATATTACCAGCACAGTTTCAGCAAAATTCAGATTTGACACTCAGATTATATCAATTACATTTTATACTCTATTTTGAATCTAATAAAATAAAACGAACCGTTTCTGACTTGTTAACATATAAAATAGATGATGATAATAAATACACATCCAATTTAATTGAAAAATATGGTACAACTTATTTGTCAAATTTAATCTTAGACGAGGATACCTGGATCGATATAATTGACAATCAGAAAATCAATCAAGAAAAAATAATATCTGAATTAATAACATTCGTCAGTGTTTCTAATAAAACAATTGAGCCATGGACACAACTTTGGAATTATGATCGATTAAAATACACAGAATTTGAGGAAAATTACAATTCAACACTTCATACGCTTATTAATTTTGAAATATTGAACGAGCATGTTCTTAAGCATATTTACGGATTATTACTTCATTTATCCAGAGAACATATAAAACCCATCAACGAACACTATTTAACAAACTTAGCCCACTCTGCTGTTGATATTTTAGCAGAAAAAGGAATGATACAAACTAGTTATGAAATTTTTGATGAAGACATTAAGGATGAGCGATGGAGAGGATTAACTTTTCATTGCAAAGAAACTAGGGAATTCAAGGAGCTTGTTAATTACATAGAACAAAAGAAAAATGTATTAATTGCATATCAACTTAGCCAAGACGCTCAAAAGATATTCAAATTAATACAGTCCGGAAATCATGAATATTACGCACATCTAAATTTCAACAACAAAGATATTTATTCATTTCACGACAAACCAGTTCTTTATTTTGGTGATGCTGAACAACTAACAAAAATACTGATAGACTCAACCGAGATGCATTTCTTTGGCTATGCTATAAAAAACCGATACAACAACACCCCTTATCTAAAAGAGCTTTCTGCAGAGCGTTTTTTCCACCGCGAGCTAATTAGAAAGCTAATTGAAAAGAAAACTCAAATAAACTCAAATATATTATCATTACAAATCGATGAGCTCATAAATGATTGTTTAACTCCCGCAATAGATAAATTAAAGCAAAGCATTGAAAATTAAAATAAAGCCCAGATCGCCACTGGGCAACAATATACGCAAGTTATGAAATACAATATATCAAAAATCTCTCAACTTCTTTTTTAATAGGCTCATTAATACCTAGCAAGCATCGTCTGGAATAATGAACTATCGGCCCACGTTTACTGACACGATCACGCAGTCCATAATGGTGAACACGGGCAATGCGCTGCACCTTACCTTCAAACTGCACGCTGGCAGAATCGGCGCTGGCGGCAGTTTTCAGGTATTTTGTGGTGCGCAGCTTCGCAAACATCTGACGTTTGATGCGGCCTTTTTTACTGCGCGCTGTTACCCGTCGCGGCTCATAACTACTGCCATCTGGATTGCGCTGCATCCTGATGTTTTGCTGCTGTGTCCGGCGCAGCTCCTGTGCCAGTTGGCGCATCATGCGACTTCTTGCAGCTGGCTCCAGATTCGCCAGTAAGGCACTCAGCCAGTCGTCCACTTTCTGCAATTCAGCCACGTTTCACCGTCCACATTTCTTCAGGTTCATCGGGTTCCGTTATCGCTTCAACGCTCGACACACTGCCGTCAGTGCTGACCAGCACACGCTCCGTCAGTTGCAGGTTCAGGCTGATATCACAGACATCATTGCGCAGAATATCCACCTCAAAGGTGAATAACTTTTCCCGTAACGCCGGGTTATTGATGGCATCGGGCTGGTTATCCCGCAGCCACAGCAAAACCGGGGCCATCAACAGATTCTGGTCGCCGCTGAAATCCTCAACCACCACGTTCAGGGTGTAACGATACTCCCATGACATGGAGCTGGCCCCTGTAGCAACCAGCGAACCGTTATCCACAAACAGATGCAGTTTGTCCGGGTTATTGCGGACATAAGGCACCGCTTTATTGAGGGCGTGGCGCAGGGATTGTGGTTTGTTCACTGTTTCGCTCCTGACACGCAATAATCATGTCCACTTTATCTGCACAGACCGCCCAAGCGGCTTCCGTTTCATCCAGCAATGCGCTCAGATCACCGTTAGTGTGCGGCGCGGCCTGATCCAGCCGACACGGCGTCACTCGCGGACAACCACTGACGGTAAGCTGCACCTCCGGTGAATGCTGGACGTTTTCGCAGCCGGATAATGTCAGCAGGCAAAGGAGTATCAGCCCAGCGGCGTAAATCCTCGTTCTCACGTTTCAGTTCCTCAATCCGGTGTTGTCGTTGTCTCAGCAGTGCACTGGTCTGTTCTGCTTCGGCATAGAGCCGCGCCTGCTCCCGGTTGTTAGTTTCAGTCAGAATGGACAGGCTGATAAGCTGGTTGTTGCTCTTTGCCAGCGCCTGGCTTTTGCTCTGCAGCTCGTCTGCCTGCGTGCTGATGGTCTGGCTGGCATCAGCCAGCCGCCACGTCTGCCAGCCCAGCGCCGCCAGTAATAACGCCAGCACACCCAGCAGCAACCGGTTCATGCTGCTACCTGTTGCGCCATCTGATTACGGGTGATCCAGAAGGCAATAACGGTCAGTAGATAAAAGACCAGGGTAATAGCCCACCCCGTCCAGGCGAGACTTACAACAATCAGCAATCGCATCACCCAACTGGTAAATACGTTTTCTTTTCGGGTAATTGTCTTCAGCAAAGATGCCCTTAACTGCTGCCAGAGCGGGCCATTCTTAATTAACGCAGCCAGTGCTACCGGAATTACCGCCCATGTCAGCAAACAGGCTACCCAAACGCCGGACGCTGCCAGTACCGGAAAAATCCCCTGCGGATACACCATTGCTGCGATTAACAGCGCCATCCATAACATCAGAAACAGTCCGCTGATTAATTTCTTTTTCATTTCAGTTTGCTCCCTGTAAACACCAGGCCATCTCCCGCGCACGGCGGTTATCCAGCCCCTGATTAAAAACACCTTTCACATAAACCCAGCGCGGCAACTGTCGGCATGCATCCGCCCAGCGCCGCTGATTGAGCAATTTCACCAGCGTGGAACTACAGGCATTGCCCGTCCCCACGTTGAAGGCAAACGACACCGTAGCGTCATACACCTTCTGCGGCGGCTGTTGCTTCACACACCTTTCCAGCGCCCGCTCCACTCGTAGCACGTTGGAGATCAGCCCTTCAGCTGCCTGTCGTTCCGTAATAATTTTGCCGGGAATGACGCCCGACGTATTACCAATGCCGTCGGTCCAGACACCCGCGCTGCACTGATACGGCTGCAGACGACAGCCTTCATAATCGGCGATCAGTTTCAGTCCCTCCTCGGAGGTGTGAAGCTGCTGAAACCCCGGCAGCGTGGCAGCAATAGCCAGCACGGCCCCGACAAGGCAGCGTTTAACGATTGATGGATTCATAGTCCTCCCGCGAGATCTGCCCGTCGCGCAGAAGCTGGTAGGCTTTGTGTTTGTAGTACCAGTTGATAGCCAGCATCAGCACACCGATCATCAGGCCGCCCAGCGTTGAGGCATCCTTGATGGACAAATCGCCCAGCCAGGCCAGCACGACGGCGATGCAATACGTGATAAAGGCGCTGATTCGCTCAAGCGTCATAATTCAGTCCCATAGCTGGACGGTCTGCACGGTGGTGGTTGTCGGAATGTCCGGCAGCTCCACCTGCAGCCCGTGAGGTAAAAAGGGGACGTATTCGGCAAGCCCCGGATTTGCCTTCAGTACCTGCTCCGTGACACCCTGCGTGCGCCCGTAATGACGCCAGCAAAGTGCGTCCACCGTGTCATACTGATGCGCACGCACTTTCATCAGATAAGCTCCACTGTGCAGTGCGGCGCATCCTGCACCCGGCTGATGGCCCAGCGGGCGTCACGCCATAAATCACCGCTTGCTTCCGCCAGTTCCTCGCCTCGCTTCGCACCGGATGCCGTGGCGTCATAGTCCTGGTAACGTTCGTTGAGCATGGCGCGTGCCCAGCAATAAACCGCGTTGAAATAGTGCTGAATGCGCTCGCTTTTGCCGTCCAGTTGTTCCGCCGGGACTTCTGCCAGCGAGGCATACCCCAGCATCTGCTGGCGTCTGCGAAACTCATACAGCTCTGCGTTGACCTCCGAAATTGCCGACAGGGCAACCTGTTTTAAACGCGGCTGCGTCACCGTGCCGTCAGTGCGCATCACACTGCGAAACTCCGACAGGTCCACATCAGGCCAGAACGGCGTATTCCTGATGATTTCCGCCTGTTCCGGTGCCTGTTCTGGCGCAACAAACTTCATGCTGCTTTCTCCTGAAATAGAGGGCGGTGGACGGGGTTTTGATGTGGCAGTGCCTTTCGCCACCCCGTGCCGCCCGTGCGCGGGGGCACGTTCTGTCAGCGGCTGTCATTGCGCAGTCTGCGCTCCAGCTGCTGTTTGTCTTTTTTCACGCCACAGCGGGGATCGAGCTGTAACGCATGGTTGAGATGATTAAGGGCAGACGCCGGATTTCTTTCACTCAGGACAGCGCCAATCGCTTTATGCAGACGCGCCCGTGACTGGTCCGGCATATCCATACCGTCTGTCAGCTCCAGGGTCTGCAGCAACAGATCGGCATCAAAGCCGGTGGCGGCAAGCATTGCGCTCTGGGCTGCATCTGCCATTTCCTCTGCCAGCACGGTCTGCACGTTGCGGTTACCTAACGGCATCACCCAGCCATGACGCAGGGCGTGACGCCCGATCTCCAGCGCCCCGGCATAATCTCCGGCATCAATGCGCCACAGCATCACGTACATCAGCACGTCATCCTGTTGAGCGCCTCCGGCAGCCAGGACACCCTCCGCCCAAGCGGCGTACTTCGGCAGCAGCTCCACCTTGATTTCCGCTTTTTTGACCGTGGACTGAACGCCCTTGAGACGGCGGCGGTCTTCCGCCAGTTGCAGCAGCATCAGGTCATAGCCCGACGCGTGGCGAACGCTGCCGCCCTCGCGGGCGGCCTGTTCAGCCTGAACGCGCAGGCGATGCTGCCGTGCGGGACTCAGGCTCATGAATTACGCTCCGGTTTCTGCTGCTGCGGCGCTGAAGTCGCCAATCTGGATGTTTTCCACCAGTGCGGCGCAGCGGTAGTCCTCAACCACATAGGCTTCGTTAACGGATTCAAAGTTTTCAATCCGGTCACGTTTCGGGTTGTCGATAACTGAGCGGCGGCGGGTGTCTTCCTGCCAGTAGATGGACAGGTTATCCAGACGGGTGATCAGCAGTGCATTCGGCGGGAAGAACGGCGCACGCACGGCCTGCAGGCCACCCATGCGTTTCTGACTGATGATCATATCGGCAGCCAGTTTTTCACTGTTTTCCTGCTCTTTGTTGACCAGCGGGAAATACTTGTCAGACAGCAGTTCACGACCGCAAATCACCACCAGATCGTCATCGTCCTGGTAGACCACATCGATAAGCTCATTGACGGCATCCATCACCACGGCGTCCAGGTTGGCATATTCGCCACCTTTCCCGACTTTCACCGCACCCGGTGTGGTTTCACCGCCCGTGGTGGTGCTGCCCATGACGTGATCCGGTGCATCTTCACGGATTTTCTGCAGCCAGCCTTTGTTCACATCCTGCAGCAGCGGGTTATCGCTACGGTTGGAGGTTTTCGCACGCTTCACGCCGTTAAAGCCGATCATGATGCGGTCCAGTGCCTGACGTTTCACGATGGCGTCACGGATGCGCACCTGGAAATCCTGAAACTTCGCCCACAGGTCCAGCTTCGCGTAGGTCAGCACCGTGTCAAAGTTGGTCTGCTCGCATTTGTATTCCACATCGACCATCAGCGTCGGATCGACAGGTTCACGCTCTTTCGCGGTGGTGTCAGTGGTTCCGGCAATGGTGCTGCCAACTCCCAGCCCCAGCAGCTGACCGGACTGCTCAGTCACTGGCGTGACGTTAATCAGCGTCAGGAAAGCGGCGGACTGCTGGATCTGGTCTTCCAGCGTCTGCTGTACAGACGGCTCCACGGTGAACTTGCTGGACAGTTCTTCAACTGCCACACCGTTCAGACGCGCCAGCTGCTGCAGGTAAGCGTTAAAAGCAAAGCGGGTATTCTTCTTCATCAGGTTTTGTGCTCCATCAGCAATTGGTCAGAGTGTCAGCGGGGGCGTTACCGCCTGTTGCACGCTGGCGGTAGTCCTGGCGGCTGTCTTCATGACTCAGCTTGTCCACCAGTTCGTTAAAGGCGGTTTGCTGTGCCTGCAGGGCAGTCTCCAGCGCAGACAGGCGTTCTTCCTGCTCAGACAGGGATTTTTCGGTGCGTGCGCTCAGGTTCTGCTGCTCAGTGGCGACCAGCTCCACGGCCTTATGCACATCAGAGAACCGGGCGTCATCGGACTGCTCTTTTTTGGTAAACAGCGCCGTGACGCGGGCAAACAGGGACGGTTTGTCGTCCTGGACTTCTTCCAGTTCGATCACCGTTTCCTCTGCGGCGGTAAAGAGATTGGCGGGATTCTGCTTGCGGTTTGCCAGCGGGTTATGGGCTGCACTGGCGCTGAATGTCAGCATTTCAGTGCCCAGACTGGCAGGGTCATCAGTGGCAGCCAGGCCGACCAGGTAGGCTTTGCCCGTATCAGCGAACTTCGGGCTGACTTCCATAGAGGTGAATAATTTCTGGCCTTTTTTCACCAGTTCCACCAGGGACTCCGTTGGCTCAACGTCAGCATACAGCGCCATCTTGCCTGCCAGCGGACCTTCCGTGATTTCTTCAGCAAACAGCGCCGTCACCTTGCCGTAGCGGTTAAAGGTGCTGTCCGGCAGATAAGACTTGATGTGCTCAAGGTTAATCAGCGCGGTATACACCGCCGGGTTATAGCTGGCTGCCATCTGTTCCAGCCATTCACGCTGGATTTCGCGTCCGTCGGTGGTGGCACCTTCCACCCCGATGCGAAAACGCTTTGCTTTCACTGTCATGAGCCGTGCTCCGTTAGAAAAAACTTACTGGAGCCTTATGGTTGCGGTGATGGGGGCAGTGAAACAATGCGCGGTATTTGTACCGACAACCACACAAACCGCAGGCGGGGAAAGCCTTCATTCAAGGCTGTAGGTTTGTGCCATGAACACCACACTGACACCCGCAGATCTCGATCCCCGTCGGCAGGCCATGCTGCTGTACTTTCAGGGATACCGCGTAGCCCGCATTGCTGAAATGCTGGGCGAGAAAGTTGCAACCGTTCACAGCTGGAAAAAACGCGACAAGTGGGGTGACTATGGGCCGCTGGATCAGATGCAGCTCACCACCGCCGCACGCTACTGCCAGCTCATTATGAAGGAGCACAAAGAAGGGAAAGATTTCAAAGAGATTGACCTGCTGGCGCGCCAGTCGGAGCGCCATGCGCGGATCGGCAAGTTTAACAATGGCGGCAACGAAGCCGACTTAAACCCTAACGTCGCCAACCGCAACAAAGGCCCGCGCCGTCAGCCGGAAAAGAACGTTTTCACCGATGAACAGATTGAGAAGTTGGAAGAAATCTTCCATTCCTCCATGTTCAACTACCAGCGCCACTGGTGGGAAGCCGGAAAAACCAACCGCATCCGCAACCTGCTGAAGTCACGCCAGATCGGCGCGACCTTCTATTTTGCCCGTGAAGCCCTGATTGACGCCCTGCTAACCGGGCGTAACCAGATTTTCCTTTCCGCCAGCAAGGCTCAGGCCCACGTCTTTAAGCAGTACATCATCGACTTCGCCAAAGAAGTGGAGGTGGAGCTGAAAGGCGATCCGATGGTGCTTCCTAACGGGGCCACGCTGTACTTCCTCGGCACCAATGCCCGCACGGCCCAGAGTTACCACGGCAACCTGTATCTGGATGAATATTTCTGGATACCGAAATTCCAGGAGCTGCGCAAAGTGGCTTCCGGTATGGCTATTCACAAAAAATGGCGACAAACCTATTTTTCCACGCCATCCAGCCTGACACACAGTGCTTATCCGTTCTGGTCCGGTGCGCTGTTCAACCGAGGGCGCAACAAAGCCGATAAGGTGGACATCGACCTGTCCCACAGCAATCTGGCCCCCGGCCTGCTGTGCGCAGACGGGCAGTACCGCCAGATAGTCACTGTGGAAGATGCGGTGCGCGGCGGCTGTAACCTGTTCGACCTCGACCAGTTGCGCATGGAGTACAGCCCGGACGAATACCAGAACCTGCTGATGTGTGAGTTCGTGGACGATCTCGCGTCTGTGTTCCCACTCAGCGAGCTGCAGGCGTGCATGGTGGACAGTTGGGAAGTCTGGACCGACTTTCATGCACTGGCCCTGCGCCCGTTTGGCTGGCGCGAAGTGTGGATCGGATATGACCCGGCGAAAGGTACGCAGAACGGCGACAGCGCCGGATGCGTGGTGGTGGCGCCGCCAGCCGTGCCGGGCGGTAAGTTCCGCATTCTTGAGCGTCACCAGTGGCGCGGAATGGACTTCCGCGCCCAGGCTGACGCCATCAAAAAACTGACCGAACAGTACAACGTGACCTATATCGGTATCGACTCAACCGGCGTTGGTCACGGGGTTTACGAGAACGTGAAAGCGTTTTTTCCTGCCGTCCGGGAGTTTGTCTACAACCCCAACGTTAAAAACGCCCTGGTACTCAAGGCCTACGACATTATCAGCCACCGCCGTCTGGAGTTTGACGCCGGACACACCGACATAGCGCAGTCCTTTATGGCAATCCGTCGCGCCACCACCGCCAGTGGCAACCGCCCGACCTATGAAGCCAGCCGCAGCGAAGAAGCCAGCCACGCCGATCTGGCCTGGGCAACGATGCACGCACTGTTTAACGAACCGCTGCAGGGCGAATCCGCCAATACCAGCAATATTGTGGAGATTTTTTGATGGGAAAGAGTAAGAAGAACCGCGCTGCGGCGACGAAACAGATCCAGCTTAAAAGTCAAACTACAGCCGAAGCATTCAGCTTCGGCGATCCCGTTCCTGTTCTGGACCGCCGAGAACTGCTGGATTATGTGGAATGCGTACAGATGGACCGTTGGTATGAGCCGCCCGTCAGCTTTGACGGACTGGCGCGCACCTTCCGCGCCGCCGTGCATCACAGTTCCCCGATTGCAGTAAAGTGCAACATTCTGACCAGTACCTATATCCCTCATCCGCTGCTCAGCCAGCAGGCTTTTTCGCGTTTTGTGCAGGACTATCTGGTATTTGGTAACGCCTACCTGGAGAAACGCACGAACCGATTCGGTGAAGTTATCGCTCTTGAGCCTGCGCTTGCAAAATACACCCGACGCGGATTAGACCTGGATACCTACTGGTTTATGCAATACGGTATGACAACCCAGCCGTATCAGTTCACGAAAGGCAGCATTTTTCATCTGATGGAACCGGATATTAATCAGGAGATCTACGGCCTGCCCGGCTATCTTTCTGCCATCCCATCCGCTTTGCTCAACGAGTCCGCCACGCTGTTCCGCCGCAAGTATTACATTAACGGCAGTCATGCAGGCTTCATCATGTACATGACCGATGCGGCGCAGAACCAGGAGGATGTGAACAACCTCCGCAACGCGATGAAAAGCGCCAAAGGTCCAGGCAATTTCCGCAACCTGTTTATGTACTCACCTAATGGCAAAAAGGATGGGCTTCAGATCATTCCTCTGTCAGAAGTTGCGGCGAAGGATGAGTTTCTGAATATCAAAAATGTCAGCCGCGATGACATGATGGCTGCGCACCGCGTACCACCGCAAATGATGGGGATTATACCTAATAATGTTGGAGGATTTGGGGATGTGGAAAAGGCTAGCTGTGTGTTTGTGAGGAATGAGCTAATACCATTACAGGAAAGAATAAAAGGATTAAATAGTTGGTCTAATGAGAATATAATCCAATTCAAACCGTATACACTTGAATTCTAAGATAATGGGCGCCTACATAGGCGCCATTATCTATAATAAAGACATGAATTAATTTGGCAACTCCAAATCATCCTTTAGATCTTTGATATCTTGATGTTGCAACCATATTAGGAAGCCTTTATCAACAACATTCAGTTTCCTATTTGTTTGGTCATAATCCAAAATAATAGGCATTATATTTTTCTTTATTTGCAAAGACGCCGTTGATTGTAACGACTGAGTAACATTACCCAGGTTTAACTTCTCCCCTCTTGGATGTACACTTTGTAATATTGCCCTTATATCTTTAAATTTCAAACCTAATTCAAGTTCACTAATGGTTGATGAAAGGACAGGATATAAAATCCATTTATGCATTTGAAGTTCAGTATCTTGAAATCCATCTGAAAAATTAATAAGGAAAGAATTGTAACGAGCCGATTGGTCATTAACAATTTTTGCAATGATATCCTTTCCATCCAAACCAGCTCCAATAGTTCTTTTTGTTTGCTGAGTCTCTGATATTCCGCATTCAATACACGCACGCCTACATGCTTCTTGCACTAAATAAATACTATTGAGACAGTGTGTTACTACATCTGCTTTGAAAGTTGGATCAAAATCAATGTTAAGGAGTAAACCTCCTTTATCAATTGCCATCTCCAGTTCAGAATCTTGCCATTTGTCTGCGTTAACAGAAATAATCCTGCCAGTTAAGTCACCATTGTAAACAATGAGCCGATTATCTTCTAGCCAAACTCCAACAATTACAAAAATAATGCTTGATGTTTCATGAAAGGCTTTTAATGCGATCGAAAAATCTCTTTGAGTTTCGAAAGGCATATAATGAAAATCCTCAAGAACGATAATCTTCTTGAAATTTATAGATTTTAAAGCCGCTATAACATCATTAACATCATCAACATCAATTTCTAAAGGCGCGGTTACTTGTTCATGAGATTTCGTATCTTCGATCTCGCCTCCGGCACTCGCCACAAAACCCAAAATAGAAGTTTTTATTGATGCGATTATTTTATTTTTCCCCGTAATACCTTTCTTGGTAGACTGAGTTATTTCGAATCCAGCTCTTTTTAAAATACTTGCATTCAATTCAGATACATCAGAACGATTCGAACACTGCACCAAAATATAATCATCAGAATTAATACAGTGTTTTCTTACGCAAGTCTTACCCTGCTTTGAACTGCCGTAAATAACAATATGTTTCTTTGCTTGTAATTCCTGTTTAAGTTTGAAATCAACATCAGGTCTTTCAATGTAATTAAGTGGCAAATCTCTTGAGAGCCCAAAGATATCATTCGTATCAAAAATTTCCATTTTAATATTCTCAACGTTCAGAATTTGCTACTAAACATATAATGCTCCGCGTTTTTTTGCAACTTGTCTCGAATATTTATATGAGATTGTTCTCATATAAATTAACCAGCGCGCGCTCGTATCCCCGCCACGCCTGCCCGCTTTATGTAGTTGTTTTCATGCACCTGCATGCTCTACGCAAAAGCCCGCCAGTTCTGGTGGGCCTTAGCAATAACGATCCTCAAACGATCATGCAATCTCATGCAGTATAGGCATGCACAACAACTTACCTTAAGAAAAAACATCTGATATGCCCAACTGTTTCGTCTCTTTTCCAGTAGCTTGCTATGGCTTATCTTTAATGCAACTGTAATCGTGTATGAAGATACAATCCCTACCAATCATAAAAATGAGGAACACAAAGAATGACTGTGCACAAGCTCTCTGGTGCGTTTTTCCACGATATGCAGGTTGAGTGGCCCTGCCCTAACTGCAATCAGAAAACCCTACAGATCATTAAAGAAAGTTTCGTCTCGTATGACACACATGATACCCGAAAATTCCGCAGTGAAGATTGGTTTGAACTAGAAATGGATTCATCTATTTTCAGTTGCATGGCCCGCTGTTCAAGAATGCAATGTGGTGAAGTTGTGGCCTGTACTGGTAAGAGTGGATGGGAACAAGGTTGGGATGAAGAAAGAAATGATATTGAGTACTATCAATGGCACAGACCTTTCACCTTTTACCCATCACTGCATCCTTTCGAAATACCTGAAAAATGCCCAGAAGAAATTACCGAACCGCTTGAAGCCTCATTTTCCATTTTCCTAATACAGCCTGGCGCAGCAGCAAACCTAATTCGAATTTCAGTTGAAAGAATGCTAACCGCTATGGATGTAGCTGAACGTAATGATAATGGCAAACGCATAACTCTACACCACCGTTTAGGGATGCTACCTGAATTATACGGATCGTTTTCAAGACCTCTTATGGCAATTAAATTTTTAGGAAATGCCGGAAGCCATACCTACGATGAAGTAAAAGTCAAAGACATTGAGGATGCTTTTGAGATTATGGAGTACGTCGTCAATGACTTGTTCTCCGGTCGCAAAGAATCTGTCGAAGTATTGACGAAACGATTAAGTGAAAAATTCAAAGAAAACTGATCAAGATACAGGTGGTTCACTTTTACGGGCAAAATAACCGCTTTACTTTTGAACCACCTAACACCTCGCTACAATCGTTGTTCAGCCTTGCAGATGGTAAAAGCTAGTTTTATCATCCGCAACGTTCTCTAATGCAGCCAGCTGTCGTCTTCCCACACCTTCTGCATAATTTTCATCACTTGTTTTCTTTCTTCGTCCAGTTGCAGTCCGGTCAGTTCCACACCGTTAGAGCTACCTTTGCGGATACGAATTACCGTTTTTGGATACAGGGGGCGCAGATTGCGGTAAAGCTCGGATTCAAGGGCGTCCAGGATAGACTGGCTAATCTTCTGCTCTTTATCGATCATTATTTCAATGCGCATAAAAGTCACCTCAACTGATGACATCCATTGAGCGGTTGTATTCGTGGGTTCTGATTTTTGCCATGAGTTCATCTGTTAGTTCAGAAACCCACTGCAAAGCCAGCCCCTTCTCTTCATCACTACACTCACTAGCCGCTACAAGCTTAAGAAAAAAATCAATGCGCTGGAGCTTCAAAGACTCCAAAAAATAGTCCTGCATTTTTCCTCCTATGACACCACAAGCAATACTGTATACATAACCACTGTTTATATTTACAGTATATAATAATCTTACTGATGTAAAACGTTTTTTTACGTTCATCAGCCTGATATGCCTGGTATTATTAAGAGCACGAATTGTTAATCAGCGTAATTAATACATGTTCCGCCATTTATCATCCTCCTGCAGACGCTGGTTCCGATAGAAGATACGCAGGCCTGCTCCTGACGGAATACTGCCACCGCGAAGGAGCAACTCGACCTCTTTCTCGCTGCCATCAAATCCTCTGGACTTCAATTCATAGACAAGCTGCTGTCGCTGATGGTCTGTAATTCGCTGTTTGTAGTCTTTACGCCGTTTCGGTTTCACCAGGCGTAACCTTGCTGCCAGTTCCCGGCGATCTTTTTTGCTCATACTGTGCAGGTAATCGTGCAACTCCTTGTCATTCATACGGGTAATATCCGTTCTGGAGTCCCCATCAGCTGATTTGTCTTTCCCTTGTTGGTTCAAATTTTCAGCAAGGGGACAGTTATTGCCACGAGTCCAAGGGGCGCAAGCGCCCTGGTCGGCTGCCGCCTCCTGAACGTCAACGGCTTTACGGACCATTTTCCACTTCACTGCATGAGTGCAGATCTTGCCCTCTGCAATGGGTGACCAGATGCCATAAATACGAATACCGTGATCGCCATAGGCGGTCGGCTCTTCGTTGATTTCATAAGCGGTTCTGATGAGGTGATATTTACGGGGAACCAGTACGCCGCCCTGCTTCATGATGTAGGTGGCAAAGCAACCAGCATCAGCTGCAGCCAGAATGGCATCAAGGCGCGGGTTATCCAGTACCGGCGCACCTGCTTTTTTGTCACCCTGTTGCCTTGCCGCCTGACCAGCCAGCAATCGCAGTTCACGGTAAGCCTGACGCCCCGGAATGCCAAAGAAGCGGAATTGCTGAACACGATGCAGAGACGCCCAGGCATTAACGTATTCAGCGTTATCACGCAGAGATTTACCCGTTTCCTTGCTGATCTCGCCAGCCAGACCACGCCCGTCAATGTTCTTACTGATGTATTTCGCGATGTAGCTTGTTGGTGTACCTTTGCGCGGGTTTATCAGCTCAGACTTAAAGCGTGGTCCTGTGTTATTACCCAGCTCCTCGCGGTCTTCACGAATGGCAAACTTACGCAACAAAGCAGTAATGGCGCGGCGATCTTTTTTGCGCATAAAACACAACAGGTGCCAGTGAACTGTACCGTCATGATGCGGCTCAGCCACCCGCACGCCATACCAGCGCAATCCGGCTTTGTACATCGCCTTACGAAATGCAGCAAACATGCCGACCAGATAATCACTGCTTTGTCTTACCGTCGCATTTGTCCAAGTCGGGTTGGGCCTGCCGTTATTTAGCGTGGAATGGAAACGTGACGGACAGGTGATGGTGTAGAAAACGGCGCAGTCACCGCGCATTTCCGCGATAAGCTCCAGACCTTTAACACATGCCATCATCTCATTGCGGCGATGCGCCGGGTTGCTACTACTGGCGTTTACCACGTCCTCCATATCCAGCGTGTCGCCGTCTTCGTTCACCAGTTCATGAGAACGGAAAAACTCCAGCGACTTACGGCGCTGCTCACGTTTATGCATCACGGCTTCATAGCTGACATAGGGAGATGCTTTTTTGCTGACCAGGCAAACAGCACGCAACTGCTCTTCCCGCCATTCGCAACGCATCTTCCATAATTTCCGATACCACCAGTCGGCGCACAACATACGCGCCAGCGAACCCGGAATGAGTTCATAGGGTACGGGTTTACGGCGGTTTCTTTTCCGGCGGAGTTGCTCAAACGCAGGAGGGATGACATCCAGACGCAGGGTTTCCGCCGCCACCCTTTCCCATGTCTTGCGGATTTCTTCTGGCTTAACGTCATCGGTGGCATACAAATCACCACAAACTGCATCAAGGCACATGCTCATATGCGCGGCAACAAGGGTAGACAGGCGCTTCACCTGATCCTGACTCATTTCAGGCAAGATCAGCAGGCCGTCCAGCCCTTCATGGCTTGCCATAAAACGAAAAGATGCAGATAGCTGGCTGTCGCGTACATGCTCCAGTCGTTCCAGACATGGTTTAATCGTCTCACGCAAATAGCGGGAATAAGCCTTTGGCCTGCCCAGGCTGCTGAAGTATTCAATACGTTGCATCAGCGGCTTGCTGATATGGGAAGGCTGGGCGTTAACGTCCGCCAGTATGACCATGTCCGGATTAAAACGCTGCTGCTCATGCACCAGCTTTGCCCGGCTAATGAGCTTATCCTGCTCCATTTCGCGCTGGACAGGATCACGGGATTCATTAAAGAAATAACGCTCCCAGACCTGATCACTCAGTGCCTCGCGGCGCAGTTGTTCCTGCTTGTTATCGGCAGCGTACAGAGTGATCAGGTTTGAAAGCGCAGAAACCGGCGCAACTTCCGCCGGGTCCAGATAAGGGTTAATCGCCTTTTTCGGGCTGTTCCATGAGAATGCTGCGGCGGCCTCGTTAAAGCCGCTGCAGTTGTTCATATCAGCATGGCTCATGCACGCACTCCGTACACGGCAGAACTATCCACGCCACGCGAAGGATCAAATCCCACCCAGCAGCGCGCCCCAGAAACAGCGATGATTTCTGTTGCAGATTTACTCTCACCAGCTGCTACGCCGATGCTGCGTTTTGCCTTGATGTAGTGGTGAGTAAAATTGCGATACAGCGAACGGATCAGGGATGTGTCACTGTTAGAAACAATGACCGGATGTCCTTCTGATGACCGATGTTCAAGAACGGATGCCAGGTGATACTGGTCATCTTCAGTGAAACCATCAGTGTGATAGCTGGAAAACGTACCGTCATACGGCGGATCGCAATACACCACATCCCCCGCCTTCAACATCGCCAGCGTTTCATCAAAGCTGGCGCAGATAAACGTTGCTCGTTGGGCTTTCTCTGCAAATGCGCGAATTTCTTTTTCAGGGAAATACGGATTTTTATAATTACCGTAGGGAATGTTGAAATGCCCGCTCTTGTTATAGCGACATAACCCACGGTAACCGTGACGATTGAGATACAGGAAATATACCGCTTTCATGAAATCAGTAATTTCAGTTGAGTAATTAAACTCCTGCCTTATGTTGTAATAAGCCACCTCCCTGTTTGCTTCCTTAAATAAAACTCTGGCGCGAGATATAAACGATTCACAATCAGCGGCAACCTTTTTATAGAGGTTGATTAAATCAGGATTAATATCCGCAACCAGATAGCTGGGATAATCCGTCTCCATCATCACAGCACAGGAACCCGCGAAAGGTTCAACCAGTCGCGGGCCAGCTGGAAGATGTTTTTTCAGTTCGGGCATTACGGCGGTTTTATTTCCCGCCCATTTCAGGATGGTGCTCATACAGCACCTCCGTTGTAATGTTTGCCTTTCAGCTCTGCGATTTCCTGACAGGTAATGCAAAGCTGCACACCTGGAATGGCGCGGCGGCGTGCTGGCGGAATTGGCGCTTCACACTCAATGCAAAGCACGCGGGACACGCCCGGCGTTTTGGCACGGGCAGCATGGATATGGCGCTGGCGTTCTTCTTCAACGCGCTGCTGTACGAGATCCATTGCATCAGCCATTAGTGGATCTCCTGCGCTTCGTTCTGGATTGCTTCAGCAGTTACACGCAGTAGTTCTGCTGCTTCGACGTGGTTTAGCTGGCGGGATGTGATATGACACGCCAGGCTATCAAGGCGAGCTGCCATTGCTTCAGCCCTTGCCCGGCGTTCTTCCAGACGAGCCTCTGTCAGTAAAATATTAAGCCCTGCATCATCCGGTCCGGTTTTAGTCTTGAGGGTTTCAATATTACGCATAATCAATTCTCCTGAATTTAGATAAAGGGATACCCGGCGGGTTTACGCCATTAATTTCATTAGTTGGTTAATTCGGCATGGTTAGCCGTCTGGGAAATAAGCTCACCACTGCACGAAAATGATTCATTGCTTTAATCAACTCCCGCTTTTCGTCAGTGGTCAGCTCATTAATGCTGATGCTATGACGTTCAGCTGGAATTTTTGCCATAAAGAATATGGCAGCCAGTGCTCGTTTATTCTGTTCGTTATTGATATCCCGTGGATCACGCATATCTTTAATAAACCGCTCAAGCTCTGACTCAATATTCAGGCCAAATACTTTCGCCCTTAACTCCGCAATGTGATTAAGTCCATTCAGGCGTTCACCGGGGCTTAATGGAACAGTTGCTGCAGCGCCTTCAATAGCCATTTGTTCCCCCGTTTTTTCGTAGATAGTTCTGCCAGCAATTCATCCTGTGAACGGCACGGATGCCAGCGTTTACCATCCTCCCCCATGATCCAGCCGTGACCGTAGTGCATTGCCGGGCTTTGTTTTACCAGCAGCGATGCAAATGATGGTTCTTTCGTCAGCATAAGCACCTCACAGCAAACCGAATGAAGCACCGAGGCCAGTAACGGTATCAACTGCACTCGCCATCGCAGGATTAGCCTGTAAACGGGCCTGCAATGAAACAGCGGCCAGCGCCATCAGCCGTGTTACAGAGTTAATGCTGCTGATAGCATCACGACGACCTGCACTGGTTTTTACATCGCCGGATACCGCACCTGCAGCAACACGCCCGATCTCTGCGGTTGCACTCATGACATAATGCGGCAGTTTCTCTTTTGCCACCTCATTAATCGGTACACATGGCAGGCAGTGAATCTGTGCCAGAAAGCCATCTACCAGCGTTGAATCTTCAGTCAGATCGGTAAGCAACCAGATTTCTGGTGCGGTTAATAAATGAGGTTGAGCTGGGTTCAGCTTGTTCCGCAGAATCTGTACATTCATGCCTGCACGTTCTGCCAGTTGCACCAGGTTGTGGCGCAGTGCGAATGCACGACAGGCTTCGTCAAAATGTGGATGTTTGGAAACTTGGTAATCAAACATAGTCGACACCCCTGATGTATCCCAAAATGGAACTAGTTGAATACAACATTGCAATCAGTAAGTGCATCAACGGTAAGAGCAGCAAGGTTGATCATTACCTTTTCTCTTTTCTTGTCTTTCCGAAGGCGATGGCGAGGGATGCGACCATCAGCCAGCATATCGTTGATGGTGTCGATAGAAAGACCAGTAAGTTCGCTATAACGCTCAATTGTGACATGTGGCGTATTCAGAGTTATTGAAATGTTAGGGGTCATGATGCAACATCTCCTATTGGCTTGTGGTGAGCCTGTAGTAATCGTGACAAGTACCCAAATGGGAACAAAATTGATACTAGGATCGCAAAAGAGATATGTCAACATCAAAGTACCCAAATGAGATCAAAATAAATCCCAATAAAGGTGGTAAGGCTGCGATTGAGCGATTAGTCGAAGCTTATGGCTTTACGACACGACAGGCTTTAGCTGATCACTTGGAAGTATCAAAAAGCACTCTGGCGAACAGGTATTTGCGGGATACGTTTCCTGCAGACTGGATAATCCAATGTGCTCTTGAAACAGGAACCTCACTGAAATGGTTAACCACCGGGCAAGGCCTTAAGCAAAGCTCGCTGACAGCAGCTACAGAAGAGCTTGCCAAGTTTCGCCTTACCGCAGGCAAAATGATTGAAGATGGTTCATATGTCTTCGATTCATCATTTCTTCCTGCAAATCTTTCATCACCAATTGTTATTCAGGATGGGCTCGTCACATACATTTGTGATCAAAAATTTTCTGAAGTACTTGATGGGCACTGGTTAATCAACATCGACGGAACCTATTCCATTCGAAAAATCACAAAGCTTCCAAAAGGTATGATTAAAATTACAAGTACAGAGAATAGCTTTGAATGTGCATTTTCTGATATTGAAGTAGTTGCTTGTATAAGAAGTACAATAATTTCAAATTAATATAGTAAAAGGATTTAAAAATGAATTCATTTTCCATCGTTATATTCTTATTAGCATTTCTCGCCCCCATTCTAGCTGTAATATTATTTAAGCAAAGCAAAAAACATAAAGCGGCTATAAATACCTTGACAGCTAACAACATAGCCCTTTCCAACCAACTGAAAGAAAATCAAGAAGAATTAGCACAGACTGTACGAGATCTATCAGAGCTTGAAGGACGAGCTGCGCCATTATGGCAATACGTAGAATTGCACAGCGCAGTGATGGAAGCAGAGAATAAGATAAAAAATGCAGACTCAATAGCCAGGCAAAAAATAGAAGAAGCCCAAATAAAGGCTGCTAAGACAGTAAACGAAGCAAATTATCAAGCTCAGATAAAAATAAGCAACGCTAATAGCGAAGCTATAGCAATTACTAAAGACGCTCGCGATGCACGCCTGAAAGCTAAAGAACGTCTTGATAATGCCAATAGTAAAGCAAATGAGCTGATCTCAAATGCTAATGACAATGCAGTGAAAATTATTTCCGATGCAGAAGAAAGAGCAAAAGAGATTGCTGGTTCAGCATATGAAGCTAAAGAGTTTGCAGAAAAATATGAAGCAGTTGCCAAATCAATGAAAAATAAAATTGAAGGTTATGGTGATGAATGGATCATCCCTAACCGTAGCGTTCTCGATGAATTGGCAGAAAATTATGAGTTTACAGATGCAGGTAAGGAATTACAAAAAGCCAGGGAGTTAACAAAATCATTAATAAAAACTAATAAAGCTGCTTCGTGTGATTATGTTGAACAAAACAGGCGTAATACTGCTATCAACTTTGTTTTAGATGCCTTCAATGGAAGAGTTGACAGTATTTTATCAAAAGTCAAACACAACAATTTTGGAAAACTTTCCCAAGAGATAAAAGATGCGTTTCAACTTGTAAATTACAATGGTTCTGCCTTTAGGTCCGCAAAAATAAGTGACATCTATCTTCAAGCTCGACTCAACGAGCTAAAATGGGGAGTTGCAGTTAATGAAATTATGCTCGAAGAAAAAGAAGAGCAAAGAAGGATTAAAGAACAACTTCGTGAAGAGGAAAGAGCTCGTAGGGAGTATGAAAAAGCGATAAAAGAAGCTGAAAAAGAAGAGAAAGCTATTCAGCAAGCTATAAATAAAGCAACAAAAGAGCTTATGCTTGCAAATGAAGAACAACGCTTAGCTTTAGAGCAAAAAATAGCTGAACTACAGTTAAAATATGAAGAAGCTGAAGCTAAAAACCAACGAGCTATTTCTATGGCTCAACAAACTAGATCAGGCCACGTTTATATAATTAGTAATATTGGCTCATTTGGCGAAGATGTATATAAAATTGGAATGACACGCCGCCTTGAACCACTTGATCGTGTTCGTGAACTCGGTGATGCTAGTGTTCCTTTTTCGTTCGATGTTCATGCGATGATTTATAGTGATGATGCACCATCATTAGAAAATCATCTGCATAAAGTCTTCAACGAAAAACAGGTCAATAAAATTAACTCACGAAAAGAGTTTTTCAACGTAAATATTAAAGAAATTAAGTCTGTTATTGAAGATATGAACATCAACGCACAATGGACAATGTTTGCGGAAGCGAAAGAATATAGAGAGTCACTGGCGATTGAGCAAGAGCGCAAAGCAGCAACTTCCGCCAACGATGAACTGCATGTTGCTTAGCAATGTATGTTTCATAGTAATCACACATTGATTACTGGTTGTATATACAGTTAAATTTAGCCCTCTGATATGAGGGCTTTTTTATGGCAGTACGAAAACTCACCACAGGAAAATGGCTTTGCGAATGTTACCCCGCCGGACGTAGTGGACGTCGTGTGCGTAAACAATTCGCCACCAAAGGCGAAGCTCTGGCTTTTGAGCGTCACACGATGGAAGAAACCGAAGCAAAGCCCTGGCTGGGTGAATCAGTGGATCGTCGAACACTGAAAGACGTGGTTGAACTATGGTTCAAACTACATGGTAAATCTCTGACAGCTGGCCAGCATGTCTATGACAAACTGCTGTTAATGGTTGACGCTCTGGGCAATCCCCTTGCAACCGATCTCACATCTAAAATGTTTGCCCACTATCGAGATAAACGCCTGACAGGAGAGATCTACTTCAGCGAGAAATGGAAGAAAGGAGCAAGCCCGGTCACCATTAACCTGGAGCAAAGCTATCTAAGTAGTGTTTTTAGCGAACTATCCCGCCTGGGCGAATGGTCGTATCCGAACCCACTGGAGAACATGCGAAAATTCACCATCGCAGAAAAAGAGATGGCATGGCTTACCCATGAGCAGATTGTTGAATTACTGGCTGATTGCAAACGTCAGGACCCAATTCTGGCACTGGTAGTCAAGATATGCTTAAGCACAGGCGCACGCTGGCGTGAAGCCGTAAATCTTACCCGCTCACAGGTGACCAAATACCGAATTACCTTTGTAAGAACGAAGGGGAAGAAAAACAGAAGCATCCCTATCAGTAAAGAGCTTTACGAAGAGATCATGGCGCTTGATGGGTTCAATTTCTTCACAGACTGCTATTTTCAATTTTTATCCGTGATGGAAAAAACGTCTATCGTGCTCCCTCGCGGTCAACTGACACACGTTCTGCGCCATACGTTTGCGGCGCACTTCATGATGTCGGGTGGAAACATCCTGGCCTTACAAAAAATTCTCGGACATCACGATATAAAAATGACGATGCGTTACGCACATCTGGCACCGGATCATCTGGAAACGGCGCTCCGTTTCAATCCTCTGGCAACGCTGCCAAGTGGCGACAAAGTGGCGGCAGCGGTTGGCATTACCCCGTAA